GAATTTAGTTTTAGAAGATGAGTTTATATATTCTCCAATAATATCGACTTGTGGATGAACATTATGTAGCAACTCTGTTGCTTTTTCAAATGAATAAGCAAAAACTTCTCTTTTTCTTTCTAATAAGCATTCATCGCAACCACTAACTTCATTTTCTTCACGAAGCATTACGGATAAAGTCTTTTTAAATTCTTTTTTATGCTTTTCACAAAACCAAATTGAATTAGAATTATGAATACCTAAATATTTTACTACTTTAATATGATCAAATTTTTTATTAATCCTGCTTTGGACTTCTTCATCTGTCATGAAATGTTGTTCACTTAATTTTTCCGCACCACAATATTTACATCCTTCACCTTTTAAAATATCTTGCATTGATTTATATGTTTCTTCATTATGTTTTAAGCATAAACATTTCATTGAAGTTGTCATGTTTGTATATGGTTCTAATAATTTTATATTTGGATTAACTTCTTCTTTTTTCTTCATTACATACCATTCTGGGAGTGGCAATCCATTGCAATAAGCGCATCCATCTTTTGCTTTATTTAAAACAAACCATCTATATTTTGTTTGTATACCAAGTTCTTTATGTTTATCACAAGTATATAAAATCATTAATTTCCCATTAATTCTTTTTGTGGTAATATAATTTAATCCCATTGATTCGATTTTTTTCTTATCGGACTCATAATCAATTTCAATCTTTCTACTTGATTCGGTTTTCTCACGTCCGCAATAATAGCATCCCCTATTATTATAATACAAATGAGCAAAATCAATAGTTTGTTCTCCTTTATCTTTGTGTTTTGGACAAATATATCTTAACTTTGATTTCGTATTTATATATTCATTTTCTGATGAAAGTAATTTGTATCCATGTTTTTCAAATTCATTTTTAACAAATTCAAAATCATATTTTGATTTTCCTTTAGTTGGAGAGATATATTTTATTTTCTTATTCTGACTCATTTTTTATCACCTATTATTTATCCTTTCTGTAATTATTTCTCCATATAAAAAGACACCAGAGCTTTAAATAAGTCTGATGTCTTCGTATATTTATATGTAGTTATTCCATTTATTTCTTTTACAAAAGAGTAGTTAATACCTTTTGATTGAAGATATTTCATTTCTGGTACATATTGTGTACTATATTCTTTATCAAATTTTTTCATATATTATCCTTTTATAATTTCAATAACACCTCATACTTTCATATGAGTTGCGACTATTTCTTAACCACATCCATAATGGATAGCAGTCACACCTTTTCGTTTTATAGGATTTTCACCTGCGCCTTTGCGATTGCGCCCTACGACTATTGCTATAAATATTCAGGATTTCCACCTTTATTTTTATTTTATAGCCCTACATGGGTCTAGTCTGTGAACGTTTTCCCTCGACTTAACTAACATCTGATAAATGTATAACGTTAGGGAACTTCGCTGCATGAACAACCATTGTTATATCTCTGTGTTTTCAAACCGTCATAATCTAGTTTCCTGATTATTGTGGTACAGAGCTTTAGGTATTACCTGCAATTAAATGTGTTCTAAATATATATTTCTATATATTCAGGCAAGTTTTAAGAATTTTGCCTGCTGAATATCTGTTAAATCTTGCCACTTAGTAGATAATTCATCGAGAATATCATATGTAGATTTAAACTCATTTTCATTTTTCATAATATCCACACCACTAAGAGCCATAACTTCTTGTCTTAGTTTTGCGGTTGATTCTACCATACCTTCGGTGTCCAGACCTGCTTGTTGCAACTCCGTATCTGCACCTCTGATTCTCATGGAGATGGTCTTGAATGCCGTCAAAAAATTTTCTATTACTTTCAGGTGACCATAAACCTTACTAACCATATAAAAATATATGGCGGTTAGTCATTTCTGGCTAACTCTCACATTTCATATTTTTGGATTATTGTGTGAGTTTGGACTGTATCTTCCAACAGTAGCGAAGGTCATTATGTTACCATAATATCCATTACAGTCTCTACGGTTTCTTGATTACTCAAGTCTTACCTCGGTCTTGACTATCTCTAGCTTTTAACCGATATAGCTACTTTTATTGTCGGCATGGCAATTTACCGACAGAATCTGGATCTTGTACTACACTGTTTGCTGCCGTAATTAAAGCTACAGTTTCTTCAAATGTGTTGTTTGCAGCTTTCATTGATGAAGCGGATCGAGTTAAACCATCAAAAATACCTGATGTATCTATAGGCTCTGTATTTGCAACCTCATTTACAACATCAACCACTTTAGTTACTTCATCAGCATTCATTTGGAATCCTTTTAATGTAGAAATTAATCCACTAGATGCGGATTCCTGTGTCATATTATCTCCTACTTTTTGTAAGAGAGATGTGGCATCTGATAATTTTTTTGCATCGTCTAATTTATAACCTAGCCTTGACCAATCAGCAGTGCTACTAATAACATCACTAATTGTTGATCCATATTTTGTTGCGCTTTGAGATGCTTCATCCCAATATTGTGATAATTGTGTACCAGAAGCATTACTAACTTTTGTTAATTCAATCTGTGCCGCATTTACATCTTTAACAGCAGAAATCGCTTGTGATGGAATTTGCATAACGGTACTTTGTAACATACCATAAATTCCAGTAAACTGAGCAATTTGACTAAATGCTCTTTTTGTTTCACTCCATATGGAATTTCCACTTAAACCTTCTGCTGATATACGAGATTTTAAATTTGCGAATGCTTTATCATAAGTGGATTTTTCTTCTGCTGTTGTCATGGAACGATACTGTTGTTCAAGTGTTTTTAATTCTGCGCCGTATTTCTTTACAGCTTTAGAGTTAGCGTTCATATACTCAACAACTTTATTCCCAGATGTATTAGCAACTGTCGGAGATAATGCTTTTGACGATTCATCTCTAATTTGAGACAAAGTATTCTTAAAAGTATCTCCTGCTTTAGTCATATCTTGAAAAGTTTGTTGTAACTGTTTTTTACCTAAAACATTAGATCCATTGTAATGATTTTGAAGTTTATCTAAAGCCTGGTTATATGAAGCTAGAGCCGCTGTAGCCTTTTGAATATTTGCAGTATCTTGAGTTCCATATGCCCCTAATTGTTTACTCATTCTGGATGATGCGGCTGTATATTTTCCTGTATCAATATTATATTTTAATTTTGAAGAATTTATCTGACGTTGAAAATTTTGCGTATACTGTCGTGCTGCATTCTGCGCAGAACGTGCCATATTGTTATTATTGAGATTAAGGTTTATTCCTTGTCTCTGAACATTTTGGAGTTGTTGTATAATATTGTTAATTTGATTTTGACCTTGAACATTGAATTTAATATCAACAGATTTATTTTGCATTTTACTTAATTTTTGTTCAAGCTCATTAACTTTTTCCGAACCATGAGTAACAACATTTACGTCAACTTGAAATTGCGCTCCCATAGTAATTTATTCTCCTTTCTTACAAAAAATAAAACTCTCCGAAAGAAAGGAGAGTAAACTACGATATTACTTATTGAATTGTATAAATTTCTGCGATATAATTAAAAAGAATCGAAGCTACGTGCTGAGAAGTGTAACTTGTAAACACCTTTGCTTATTAAGAAAGGTATAACATCTCATGAAAATCTTTATAAGTTCTGTGAGTTCTTCACAATTTATTTTCCTGAATGTTGTAGTCTAACAGAAAGGAGGTAAATCGTGATTGATCTCATACTTGATTATGCACTGAAATTTGCAGGTATTGGATTTGCTTACTTTGCTTTGCATCGTGTTGTGTCCAAAAAAGCAAAAGAAATTCATGTTCATATAGGTTTTATTGGATTAGATTTCGATTGCTCATTCTACAAAGATTAAGTGCTGAAAAATAGGAGAAGAGAGATCATATGAAATTTTCATGACGTAGAAAGAAAGAGAAGTTACTGTATCACACAGTAGCTTCTTTTCTTTTTTGTATTATATTGCACGATGAAATTTAGGATTCATGTTGTTTAATTGTTACATTATTTTATTTCTTTCTTATAGATTTTTGATAGCTATACCTCTCAGCTAAAATTAGCTTTTACGGCTTCTATAATATCCTGTACAGCATCATCCCATGTACCAGGAGTACCCAAGATTCCTGCGCCATTATTTTGTGCCATTTCTAATACTGGAAATCCTGGTGTACCAGTGGAATATTCTGGGTTGTTTAAATGAATATGATATTCATAATTCCCATTTCCCTTTGAAATAACACCCGATGATTCTGGTGAATTACCATATGCCCCAGTTCTTATATATTGTACAGGTGATCCACTTGAATAGAAGTTCTGAATATCTGCTTGAGTCTGAGCAAATCCTTCGGATTCCGCAGCTGTAACTCTAGGACGTATGATTTGACTGTCTATCGCATCCATAATTATTCCCATAATAATTTCCTCCGTATATGAGATAGGAGAGTAGTACTCTCCAAAATTTCTATTTATTTCCAATTTAACACATGATATAATATATCCAAGCAATAGATGATTATCTTTCGTACAATAATCCGTTAGCACGATTTATTGTTTAGGTTATAGTTCTCCTGTGCGAAGTACATATGTACTCAAAACGTATGACTAGGAGGTGACAAATGATAGCGATTCTACATACATTTTTTAATTGTTGTGTAACACCAGCAGTTTTGTGTTATATGTTGAATTGTTTGACAAAGGTTTATGCGATCCACCAGATTGTTCATAATCCGAAAATGTCAAATGATAAAGCAAAATCAATTGCAAAAATTGTTAGAACTGATTTTGTGAAATTTCATTTCTAATATGTAGAGTCACAGCATTTGTCGATTTGCCTATTTAATATTTGATAATATTAGTCATAATCCTCCATACCCACAATTGAAATATATTGTGGGTATTTTTTATTTCTTCTTATCCATTTTCGTTACTTTAGTTCCAGATCCATCATTCATTACATTTCTAGCACTGAAATTTCCTTTAACTTTCTTGAGTTCTCTATTTTCTTCCTGCAATTTCTTAATCTGCTCATTTTTTGCATCAATAATATCCTGGCTAGCTTTGTCAATATTAAATGCTGCCGCATCTTTTACAATCTTAGTAAGATTCTCTGCATTAATTTCAAAACCAGATTCTTTTAATTTTTCCATAAAAGATACTCCGTCATTAACCATTTCTGGTGTAAGAGCAGTAAGGTCAAGATTAGCAAAATTCTTAAATGCGTCAATAAATACATTAACACCTTCTACAATTCTATCCATATCTGGATTTGCATGAATGATATTCTGCTTAGTCCATTCAAGTTTGTCATGAACCATCTTGTCTACAAAATCCATGACCTTAATGTATTCTTTTACAGATTTACTTCTTGAGTCATAGTCTGGGCTGATAAATGTATCAATAAGACTCTTTAAATCATCATCTGAAAGATATAATTTAAAAATATTTTCACCATCTTCCAGTGTATATCCTTCAATAAAATATTTTCCAACTGCAATAATTCGTGCAGGTTCTTCCATCCAAGGGGTGTATTCACCTGTTTCATCGTCCCAAAAAGCATTCAGAATAAGATCAATTGCATTAAGTTTATCTTCAAATGTGATTGTGTTTTTTACCTTGAGTAAGCTTTTCTTCATGTTTTCTTCTCCTAACTACGATTTTAATAATTGACATCATTTAAAAATGATTCTAAATCATATCTATAATTTACTTTTAATTTCTCTTTATGAATTAAAATAGGACTTGCATATTCAAGCAAATCCTTTTCATTAAAACTTTTCTTTTCTATATGTGAGATAAAGTCATCCCATTGATTAATATTTAAAAAATATGTATTATCACTTGAACGAAAGTCCAATACTAATCCGCTTATAACACGATTATATTGTGCAAAATCTTTTAAACTCTTAATCTGATAATAATGCACAATTCCTTTTTCACTTTTATCACGTTCAAAACTACATGAACCTTGAAATGTTTTTAATTCAAGTGTAAGAAAAAGATTTCGTGTTCCATCGAATACCATCAAATCACATGGGCTGTGACGACTGAATCTTAACTTATTTGTTGATCCCACATCAAAAGCTTGCGCTGAATCAGGTGGACGGTGGGAGAGTACATAGTCTGGTACGCTTTTCTTAAAATTATCTTCAAATTGTTTACCTACACTTCGTGCCATTATTACGTTCTTTCTCTAATCTGCGTTTTTGCCATGCTTCATACGGTTTCTTAGTTTCTGCTTTGATGAAATAAAAGGCTAGTTTATTATCATTAACATCTGATGGAGTTGTCCATACAGGTTGAATGTTAAAATTGCTGAGATAAAAAATAATCTGTGGCATAAAAGTGATAACCACAAGATTATCTTCCCCAAAAGCTTCAACTACTTCCTCGAAGCTATCAAATAATTGTTTTTTCATATCACGTTTTCTCCTGAAAATCGTAAAAAATAGGGATACAAGCCATTAATTCATAGCTAGCATCCCTACTAATTACTTATACTAACTACGATTAATTTATTCAGATTCATCCTTTTGTTCCTCTGTTGCAACATCATCAGCTAACTCAACCTCCGTTACTTTCTTTTGCTTCTTTACTCTTGAAACAGGTTTAACCTTTGCAGGTTTCTTTTCTTCTTCTAATTTACAAGTGATAGAATATCTATCATTTTCATACTTTACGAATACAGTATCTTTATCTGTGTGATCAGATGGCATTTGAATTTCTTTTCCATCAAAATCAACAACCATAACATACTGATTGCGTAGTAATACTTTACATTCTTTTACCATTGTAGTTATATTCTCCTTTACGATGCGTGAGATACAAATAGTTCTCCGTATACTTTGTCTGGATATTTTTCTTTTAATTGATTGAATTGTTCTTGAGTAATATATTCGAATTTCATATTATTGACATGATTACGTTTACCTGTACATACTGAACGAATATTTCTTGCACAAAGTTTCTTTCCTGTAAGAGATTGATAATATTCTACAAATTTTGTTGCGCTACGATGGTATGTATCTGTAGTGATACAGTGGATAGGACGATTATTAACTGGCATATCTTCACGTTGATACCGTAATTTTAAATCATCAAATTTCTCATAGGTACACCAACCAAGTTTTGCACCTTTTTTAACCCAATCATTTGCCGTTTTATAAGAAATGTGAAACAATTTGGCAATTTCTTTTGTTGTCATATCTGAATGCGAATTCTTATATTCACATATTTGTTTTGTCATATTTGAAGTTGCAAATTCATCACATTTATTAAAATCTATATCATTTGGATTTATATTCAGAATAGAAAATAGACCAGAATTAAGAATAGAATTTTTGATATATTCTTTTGTAGATTCCCTGCAATCAATCACAAAATAATAATCTATATTATTTTGAATAGCAAGATCATGTTTTATTTTATCATTTTCTTGTTCTTCTTTAATAGTTCTACCATTTTTATTAATTTCTCGTTCATAATGTTGTTTACCATGTTGTTCTGTAATAATTTTTAAACCATTGTGCTCTATATAATCATCATATATTCTTCCTTTAGACCAATCGAAACTTTTCTCAGTTTCAAAATTGACACCTATCTGTTCTAAAACAGAATGCATAAATTTATTTGGATAACTCCATCCATCTTGACAAGGACAAGATAAATTATGACAAGTATATACAGTCCCAATAGCTTTTGTATGATGTCTACCACAATCAGGACAAACGAAATCTATTTTCTGCTTAGTAGTTTTGCAGTATTTTGTTGCGTCTTCTGGATTCTCAAAATACTTTGCCATCCAGGGAGCAGTAGTTGGAATATCATTTATTCCTGGAACAACTTTCTTTGGTCGTGTGCTACAAACATTACATCCTATATGCTGATTATCACATAATGCGGTTTCTAATATCCAATCCTCATTACCGCATTTTAAGCATTTGTATTTATACCATTTTTCATTTTTATTATATGGTTTCCCATTTTTATAAGATATTCTAGGTCTGTATTCACGATTGATAATTTCTAAATTTCTATCATATGAATTAACTTTATCTCCAATTTCTAATTTGAATTTTGGCAAATACTTATTATTCAATTCCAACTCCTTTATAAAATAGTAGGATGATACAATATCATCCTACTATAGAATAAATTAAATATTATTTTGTTTCGTCTGTAATTTCAATCATATCCATAACGTTACCGTCTGCATCCTGTAATACGGACATTTCAATTGTAACCTCCGCAGGATCACCATCAGATGAAAATGATAAATCAAGATTTCTATTTGGTGATGCCTTATAAGCAGTAATTCTTACTGGTACAAGTTGACCATTTTCGTTTTTATCCAGAGTTTCCATCTGAATGAAGAAATCTTTTGGAGTTTTATTATTATTGAATGAAACCTTTTTAACTCCATCTGCTTTTTCTTCAAGATAAGATACTTCATATGTTGTACCTTCTTTAATTGAAGAAGCAGTTGTAGCAGTAAATTCTTTTTCTGAAACTGTACCTTCAATAATTTTTCCAGTATCAGGATCTACAGCATAAACTGTACCTGCTTTTGGAGTATTTGTCAGAGTAAGTTTTCCTTCCGCTGCACATACCACATTTTCTCTACGAGCAATAAGAGCAGATGTTTCAATTTCGCCATCAGAATATAGTGCATAAATCTGGAATGGTGCAACTTGGAATACCATTGTCATAGTACCCTCAAGTGGGTTATCAAATTTAATATCCTTTGCGCCTTTTTTATTTGCATATACTGCATCAGCACTAAAACCAGCGGTAGTAGTATTACAGAAGTCTACTAACATCCAAGGTTTCTTTGTAGCATAGTCAAGGATATGTACGTCACAACACTGACGGTTTGCCATATTAAGGTCTTTAGCCATAATTTAATTCCTCCATTTTCTTAAAAATAAAATAAGCCACTGAAATCTCAGCGACTTTGTTTGAAAGTTTTCATTATTTAATTTTGTTCATATACTCCATAGGTTTATAGTCCTTAGAGTTTTTGAATGAGAATGAATTAGCAGCCATCATATCATTTATATCTGCTTGTCTTCCCATCCTATATTCTAAAAACATCTTCATGAATTGATAATATGTCATATCCCAAACATTTAATATATTGATTCCCACCTTATTATGAGTACAATATTTTACAATCATATTTGGCAATGTATAATCATCATCCGCAGATGTTTGTTTTTCTTTTTGTTCACTCTTATGTTTTGCTAATTTCTCAGCAATCCGTTGAGCTAACTTATTTTTATACTTCGGTTTTTCAACTTCTTTCTCAGATTTTATTCCTAATATAACTTGTAGAAACGCACGAAATTCATCAAAATTGCTGTTATCAATTTTTCCCGTTTCGTTAAAGATTTCCTTTTCATCATCGTCCTTCTCATAAGTGCCAATGAGAAAAGCATTCTGTTCTGGATTATACTGAAAATCATCTACAACAAAGAAACTAATCATGTAGGAAAGAAAATCTGCACGATTCATTCCCAATGTTAGTAAATTGTAAATAGTATTTTTTTCTTTTTCTTCATCACTGAGGGAATTGAATTTTTCAGTAAGACCAAATGTTTCAAGAAATTGTTTCTGAGTAATAGAAATGTAAGAGAGAAAAATATTGAATTGTCCATAGGTTATACGTCTTATATCCCTAAGAGTAGGGCATTTAACATGACCTATACCTTCATAAAAATAAGGTTCATCACAGAGATAATCATAATCTGAAAATCCTTTCAAATATCACACCTCCTTGATTTTGAAATCAGGAATGCTATATTTGAGTTGTCGTCCATAATAACTGGACTGTGGAACAGTATAATCAATGTTATCAAGACTTGGTTTACCAATTCCTAAATCATCAGAATCACGTAGAAGTCTTTCTATAACATCTGCAAGAACGTCTGCACGATTACCCATGTAACTTTTTATATTAGATTCCATTTGCATACAATTACGATGCACGAAAATCCAGATATATAAGTCCATAGATTTTACGGTACGATTTGTACCTCTACAAACTGTTTCTACACAAACAAAAGGCATAACTTCTTCCTGCGTTCCATCAACATAAGGATAATCAAATACTTGTTTATACTCCATGTCGTTTTTCTCATCATCAGTAAAATCTTCCTTACGCAACATTACTTTTGCAAATTCATCAGATTCTAATAAACGAGAAATTACTTTTGACTTGACAAAAGCCAAATCTCTAGCAACTGATTTTGTCATAATATACCTCCGATTTATCCTACAATAGTAATAGTTGTTTCAGATAAAATGTTACTTTCATTGTCGAGAACTTGTAGCGTAAACGTACAGTCGATTGCTTTATCATCTGTACATTTTAACTGTATTTTATTACCTGTGATATTTTGAGTGATTTTAAAATCTGATTTGACATTCCATGTGAAGTTTGGTTGATTTTCAGAATCAGAGAAAGTGACTGTCCATGTTTTTGCTCTACCATAGCGGAGAGTGTCACCACCTGTAATTGTAACAGATGTAGTTGGATTGTCTGGTTCTGATGGTGGGAGAGTAGGAGTAGTGGGGGATTTGTAGTTGCAGATCCACGCCTTTGTTCCATTTTCTAGCTCAATCAATTTATCTGTAACTTCATTAAATTGCTCATAAGATAATGTGACAGTCATGACACCACCTTTATCAACATATCTAACATCAGATAAGAAACCTTTCTTACCAGTCATTCGATATGCGTCTGGTGGGTATACTCCCTCATAGTCTATGACAAATCTATTTGTACGATTAAGTTGTTTTGTTTCTTCATCAACAGGTATAGTCAGACCATATTGATAATCTCCCAATGTAATAGTAGAGTTACCTTTTTCACCCATACTATATTTAGTATAGTCTTCTGAATATCCCCAACGTTCAATAATTTTGCCATCTGCATTTTGCCATCTGATCATCAACTGACATAAATACATACATCCACGATTCCATACTTTATCATCAGTATCAAGTAATGTGATTATCCAAATTTGATTGTTCCATTTAACATAGTCACCAAGTCTGATAATATCATTATGTCTTGATTTTATTTTCTTCTTATATGTATTATTGTCGGTATCTCTGATAATCATTAACTGCATAGGTTCATTATTTACTAGAACATCTTGAGTATCAAATGTATCTTCAAAATGTCTATCAGCATGTTTGTTTATTTTTGCTAAATTTTTCTCACGTTTATTTTTTGTACCATAAGCATTTTGTAATTTCATATAATACTCAATATCCATAGGTTAATCCTCCTCATACTGAGCATAATTAATAAACTGTTTCAATGCATTAGTTTTTCTATCTCGATTTTTGTAATCGTCAATTTTGATAGATACATCATGTTCCAATTTAGCAATAAAATTACGGTAACTTGTTCTTTCATTTCCTGGTGAAAATACACTCAAATCGGATGGCGTAAAATTGATTTCCATTGCATGAAGGAGAGATTCATCCCTTTTCATATAAATAAGAAACATAATTTCAACAACCAGTTTGATTTCTTTAGGTAATAATTTAAAACCAATTTGTTGTACATCTTCATCATAATCTGAAAAATCTACATCCAAATTCGAGAGGCATGATAATTCATCAAGTGCCTCACATAGATAATTAGTAGCACGAGTCTGAGCAATTTGTATCGCTTCACTAACATCTATATTATAATAACTAAAAAAGTCCTCATCCTTTTCTATACGATCATAGAATTTGTTGAGAATTTTTTCAAATTTTGTAATTTCTTGAGGCAATTGAATTCACCTCCCATGTTAATTTTTTCTAGGTCTACCTGGGGATTTTCTAGTAGATTTCGCTACTGTCTTTACTTCCTCAGTTTTAGTAGAAGCAGTATCAACTACTTCCTTTTTATCTTCTTGCTTAGATGCATTCATCTGTAGTAGAAGTGCTTTCATTTCAGCTAATTGCTGTTCAAGTTCTTCAACTCTTTTATTACTTGGATCTACTACATCTGCATCGTCTACAGAAATATTTGATTTGATATGATTATTAAATAATTCTCTTGTGCGTGTTTCAATAACATTTGCCATATCCAGTGTGAGTTTATATCCCTCTGTTTTAAGTTTCTGGAACTGACTACGCACTCTATCAAAATCAGAAAGTGTAGGAATAGAAATAATTCTAATTAATCCTTCTTTGGTTGGATTTAATAAAATCTCTCTAATCTCATTAGCTTTTAATACTTTTGATTTATCAATACGAAGCTCATTGTATAGTTCATCCTCAATATCCTCTGGGAACTCTAAAGTTCCTGTCCTAAACGCACTTCCATTATTTGCATAACGAATTTCGTCAAGTGTCAGTGGAATAATATTTGGTTGACCATCTACAGCGGCTTCAAATAGGGTGCTTTTGCCTGGGGCAACATTAATACAAACGCAATTGTCATTATAATTTAAAACAGAAATATGTTTTGTTTCTTGAATATTAATAACGATTCCTCCTAATATTAGGAGGGCGTTTGCACACCCTCCTTAAAATTTTTTATAATAAAATAATGTTTACTGTAAAGTAACCTTTGCAAAGTTTTCAATATTTGTAAGCATGAATCCATATGTGAAATCTTTCAGCATGATATGAACTTTTTCACTCTGGTTGTTCATATCCTGATATGTATGAATTTCGCCCTTCATATCAAGGTTTCCGATCTTTCCAGCAATTCCATAAATACGTTTGTCAGGAATCAGAAGAGAACCTGTACCAGTTTTCTTTGCACCAGAAATACCAGCAATACCAATTGAATCATATGTTTTAGCAAGACCATATCTATTGAAATCATCTTTCATAGTATTGCTCATGTACTGTGCGAAGTTTGGCATACGTCTAATAGCTTGAGCATATTTGTTAAGTGTAACAATTACACTATCACTTGCTCTATCATTAAGATACAGAGAAGATCGGAAGAGCACACGTCTGAACTCCAGT